GTCGTCAAAATATTTATCCGCCCAGCCAAAAGAAGCATCCAAATCTTGATTGAGTTTTTTAATCATTTCATCAATGATATTCTCCTCCGTTTGGGTAATAATACCATCTTCCCAAAATTCCTCCAGCTTATCGCGTATGACTTGCATAGGTTCTTTTATATCGGCCTTCATGGCCTCAATCACCATTTGCTTAATCATGTTTTTTACAAAGTCTTTAGCCGATTTTGCCCTGTCTCCTCCTTGTGCCCAGGCGTCGGCATATGCTTCAGCAAAATCATTGATAGCAGCCTGAATGTCTGAACCGAATATAGCATCTTGCGCCTTTGCGGCATTATCTTCTATAAGGTTTGTTATCTCCTCATATTGTTTCTCCCACTCTTTAATGCGTTTTTTATCTGGGTCTTTCTTGCTCTTTTCTTCTTGTATTTGACGCTGAATTAATAACTTTTGTTGCTCAAGCAACTTATTTTGGTCTTCTATTAACTCTTTCGCATCTGTAGAATACGCTTTTTCTATTGAACGCGATAGCCTGTCGTAAGAACGTGATAATGCATCTATCTGATCTTGGAGTTTTTGTATTTTTCTTTCTTTACTTTTATCTATCC